GTGGATTACGCCTGTCCAATTCACCGTGTTTCCCTCAATAAAGGGGTGTGGTGCGTAGTTGCGTAGGTCTATGACCTCGTGCGCGATATGCGGTTCCATTAGAACCGCTAGGACTAGATCCCCGTACTCTTCGGGGAATCCTATATAGTCGAAGAATGCTTCGAGGTGTATTATTCCGATCTGTCTCGAGATCATGTCGGTCGCTTTGCTCCAGTCGAGGAAGCCAAAAACAACAGCACCATAACGTAGGATGCCATCTTTATACATCCAGCCGGCTTCTTTGCTGGATGGTCCGATTCTCTTCGAGAACGCCCAGTCATCATTACCACCTTCTAGTCCAACTTGGTGGTCCGGATCAATGGCCAAGACTTTCTGGCCAATAGATGCCATCGGTTGTAAAAACCATGACAGCATTGCATTCCCTTTTATAAGGTCTCTCTCCTTAAGGGGTTCACTGATGTGAAGTATTGTCACATGAAATAGGTCTGCCGGTTCAAAAGGTTGACCTCTCCCGTCCCGTAGTATATACGGATCTCCAATAAAGCCTAGCTCGGCTATAGCATAGTTTCTCACTATCGTGTATGAGGCCCAAAATAGGATCCTCTCGTGACTCTCACGTTCCAGTTGGCAATCCACCATGCCAATTATGTGACCCCTCTCAAGGTCCCTGACCGGCAATTGCCAATTATAGTCAATAGCCATGTTTACGAGGATTCTAGCGTCTTCTAGTCTTCCTCCTTCAAGCACCGTGTGTGCGTAGGATGCGGTTTGTTTCACGGGAAACTTCATTGCGGAGATTATGTCAATTTTCTCCTTTTCTTCTCGGAGTATTCCTGAGGGAATTCCGGATGCCGTCAGAGTTTCTCTGACTGCCAACGCAATCGCTCCCAGCCTCTCTGGGTCGTGTATTTCCGGTGGCCGAGTAACCTCGACTCTCGTGTTGTGGCGGTTCTCATCCGCCCAGTGTGGCGACAGGTATCCCATACCTCTCTTTTGCGTCATATGCTCCCATATGATTCTCCAGTTGACACTCGTCGAGTAGTCGTTTCCGTACTGGTAGCTTAGCTCCAGCCTGTCGCGCATAGTTCTTATGCCTGCGCGGAACATCTTTCCCAGTGATGGGAATTTGAATTCATAGTAGAGTATCGAGACTCTCTTTGATCCGTTCTCTGAGTGGAAACACTCGGTCACTAGCTCGAAGTAGGTTTTCACCTCCTTCAGGATTCCGTCGTGTGGGATGATAGCTCCCATGTCGTTTATGTATGTGGGTCTGAGATAGTCCACAATCATATCACGGTAAAGTTCTGCCGTTTCTTTTGCGATAACCCTATATGGTGGTAGGGTTGTGCCAAATAGCAAGAACCTCTTCTCGAGGATCGCGTTGACTGAAGCCAATGCTTGGCTTATACAGTCCTTTATGTGTCCAAGATGACGTGTCGTCTTGTTCAGTATTGTGTTGAGCTTGAGTCTCTCACCGTGCTCCCTATACCAATATAGGTTGTTG